CTCGAACAGCAACATCTGCACTCCGTCAATTACTTGATGCGGGAACATTGTCCAATCTACCCGCTGGTTTTAAACAACGAGGCATTCGTGTTAGAGACGAAGCCCAGTCTATCCAACCTGGTGAGTTCAGGGACGTGGACGCACCAGGTGGAAACATTAGGGACGCATTCTTACCGCTTCCTTTCAAAGAACCATCACAAACCTTATTACAGTTAATGGGTATCGTGGTTAATGCAGGTCAAAGATTTGCATCCATTGCTGATATGCAAGTAGGTGAAGCAAACAAACAAGCGGCTGTGGGTACAACAATTGCATTATTAGAACGTGGTTCACGTGTAATGTCAGCGATACACAAAAGATTGTACGTTGCAATGAAACAAGAATTTAAATTATTAGCTGATGTATTTAAAACTTATCTACCACCAGAATATCCTTATGATGTTGTAGGTGGACAAAGAAATATTAAACAAACAGACTTTGATGATAGAGTTGATATCATTCCTGTGGCTGATCCAAACATCTTTTCACAGACACAAAGAATATCTATGGCACAAACAGAGTTGCAATTAGCAACTTCAAACCCACAGATTCACAATTTATACGAAGCGTATCGTAATATGTACGAAGCGATCGGCGTAAAAAATATAGATCAGATCCTGCCACCGCCTCAACAACCTACTCCAATTGATCCAGCAGCGGAAAATATCTTAGCTTTATCTGGAAAACCTTTTCAAGCGTTTAAAGGACAAGATCACAGAGCACACATTACGGTGCATTTAAATTTTATGTCTACAAATTTAGCTAGAAATAATCCAGTTGTACTTGGATCATTAGAGAAAAACATCTTTGAACACATTTCTTTAATGGCACAAGAACAGATCGAAATAGAGTTTAGAGAAGAGTTACAACAACTAGCACAATTACAGGCTAATCCGATGCTTGCACAACAAGATCCTAACGTTCAACAACAAATTTTATCGTTAACTTTG